TCAAATGTTCTCTCTGAAACGATACCTGTTAAGAATAATGGTCTCTCATGGTCTTGGAATATTGTTGTAGTTACACCGCTATAACCAACACAACTAAATTCCAAATCTTTCAGTTGAACTGTATTTGGTCGATTCAGAGCAAAACCATGTACCTTGTTTGTGGTTACTGTAATAATTCCTGTAATATTATCATAAGCAGCTGTGCTTATACCATAATTAACACCTGATGTTGTTGCGATACCAACAACACTGGTAATTGCACCTGATGAATTCTTGAACAATGATGCTTTTGCACCAACTAATGGAGCATATCCAAGACCTGGTGTAGATCCAAGTGATACAATTAATCCACCTCTTGGAACTTGATTTTGATTAATATCTGATTCTGATACTATAAATTGACCATTTTCTGATGTAATACCAGTAAACTGCACTGTTGAAACTCCTGCAGTGGTATCAGATATGAATTCATAGTTATGACCTTCATTATTTGTTGTTAGTGGTGTTTGGAATATACCATTAATGAATAGAACTCCATTTCCTACACCAATACCAGATGATGTATTTGCTCCACCGACAGTTAAACTGTAAGTCTTACCAATACCTGTAAAGTCATCTGATATATCATCAAACAACATATTAGTTGTATAATCACTTCTGAGGAATGTTCTTCCACTAAAACTTGCCTTTACGAATGGTAAATTAGTATCTGTTCTTCTAGATCTAGTATTTCCCTTTGGAGGTTCAATAAAATGAACTGAACTTTCAACGATATTGAATGATCCTCTATGAATTCTGACATTATCATTTGCAGAGTGTGTCGATGCACTCGCACCTAATACACCTCTCTGAACTTTAACTACTGGTAAAGTTGCAATACCAGCAGCGACATCTTCAGAATCATTAATAATTCCAGTTGGTAAACTTGAAAAACCAACCTGCTCAATTTTCATAAATTCATCATTTACTTTGAGAACGTCGCTAGGTTGAATAGAACCAATTCCTGAAATAACAAATTGAGTATCTGTTGCACTTATATTCCCATCCAAAGTATGAGCTATTGATGTAAATGTAATTGGTTGTTGAACAACACCATCAAGACCAATAATAGTCTTTGTAAGTTGCTTGTTCATACTTAACTTATGAGCGTTTCCTGTACCAATACCAGTAAATGTAATCGCCACACCAGATGTTACATACTCTGGTCTTGAGAATAATTGGAATTGATTTTCGTCAATAACTTTAGCAAATACTGTTGTTGGTAGAATTGTAGTTACAATACCAGCAGTATTTGTTGTTGAACCAATAGATAATGCAGTAGCAGCTATTCCTATAAATGTTGAGTCAAAGGTGTAAGTCAATTCCTCATTTGTATTGAAGAAATGATTTGGTATAGTGAAGACTCCTGTTGATGTGCTTAATATGCCAGAATTAGGATTAAATGTCTTAGAATATATTGGTGTTCCATCAAATTTTAGATCAAATTTAGTTTTGTTTGCTCTTCTTCCCTCTAATCCATCATAAGTCGATAAGAATAATTCTTGATCAACTGGACCATAAGTTAGTTTAGGTGGAGCATTATCAAAATCATTTTCTGTATAGAATATTTGATTATATGATTGAACTTCTACAAGGGATGTAAATGTTGAATCTGGGTAAAAACGTAGATTTATATCATTACCATTTATTTCTCCACCAAAGGTACCAATACCAGTTGTTGAACCCATTGATACGAATGGATATTGTACAGTGAGAATATCATCAGCATCTCTAATAGAGATAATTTGATGAACTGCTGATGTTTTACCACAAGAAACTCTTACAAGAGACTTAGAAGTACTATCTACAAGTTTATTAAGAGTGGCATATGTAATTGCACTCGATGTTCCAGTTGAATATCCAGATTCAAGTCGTGCACTTCTTTCTGATCCTGATGGTTGATCTGATGCAGAGAAACGATAAGTTCCAATTCCAGATGTTGTTGTACCTAATCCAACAATATTTGACCTTACCTCTAATGTGTTACTTAAATTGTTATCAATTTGTAGTTTGATTAAATTGTTTTCAAGTTTTGCTGTGATAATACCAACGACACTTTGACTATTTGATAAATTCTTATCAACGTAAATTTGTGATATTGAAGTATCAGTTCCATCAAAATCAACTATAACTTCATTATAATTTACATCTTTAGTTACCGAATCTTCGACGTAAATGTTAGCGTATAATGAATTAAAATCATTTCTAGAAAATTCTGCTATACTTGCAGTTGTTCCTGATGTGACTCCAATATTAGAACCAGTTTGTCTAATATTACCGATTGAATTGGTATTAATACCAACTAAATCTGTATTAAAATCAATTTTTAAGACTTTAATATCGTGATCTTTAGTGAACTTATCAGTTGGTTCAAATAATAAATTTTTAATACCACTAGTAGTTACCTCTGTTTTTAGATCACCTAGTTTAAGAGTTGTAAAATCAGTTGTTTTTTCAAATAAAATAATATCATCCTCATCATTTAATACCACTACCTCACTAAATTGAGTATCAAAAGTATCAGGATCAATAATCTGAATAAGATAATTACCAAAATCTGCAGAAATAGATTCAACAACACTATCATTCGCTGAAAAACCTACACTTGAAAATTCTGAACTAATATCATCGTGTATTAAAACTCTATTAGAGATACACCTTGAAAAATCAGTTAATATTTTTGTTGTAAATTGTAAATTTTTAGATTTATTATTGAGTGTGTCAAAATCTTTAACGTAGTCAAAATTATTAATCGCATCAACTCTATTTTTTTCATTTATAATATCAAGTATTATTGTTGATAATGAGGTAGATCCAGTTCCAACTTTTACATCTGCACTATTTTGTATTGATGTATCAGCAAAATTTTTCAATCCAGCTGGATGTACTAAACGATTCACTGGACTTACAAAATCGTCCCAAACTATTGGACTCTTAACTGAATATGATAAGTTTTGATAGTAGTTGTTATCAGGTATAACTTGATAATCTTCACTTAATTTACCAGTATCATCTAACCAACCATATTCTTGTCTACTTGAAAAATCAATCTTAAATTTACCTTTATTGTCTATAATAGATAATATTTCAGCTGATACTCCACTTAATGATCCTTTAATTCTATCACCTTTTCTGACTCTGAACAAACCATCTAATTTTATATAATCATCTCTAATTTCAACAACAATTAAATCAGTTTTTTGGTTATCAATAATTATTTTTTCATTTAACTCAAATTTTCCTCTTTCTTGAATTGGTCTGATATCAGGATAATTTTTCTTATTAATTAATGTTGCATAACCTGATTGGAATGTTTTAGCAATACCTGGATTAGTAGTTACACCAGCTAAACTGAATATAAGTTGAGATGGAGTTCCTGCAATATAATTTTCTACATCAAAGAATTGATAATTATGATTTTCAGAATTGAATCCATCACCAGTAACAGTTGTATTTGTTGTTATTCCACCCTGTGTGGCACCTATACCTGCCTCTCCAATCCGTAATAATCCCTCTACAAATACTTTATCACCAATCGCAAAAGGTTCTGTTACAAATCCATTTGTTGGTGTTTCAATGAAACAAGTAATAATACCAGCATTGGGAAATGGAGCTTGTATTATTGAATTTATTCCGACACCGTTTGAGTTATTGATCGCAACTACTTTGTGATTGACTGAATCTAATCCATTAATAGGTGCTATGACTTTAACTTCTGAAACAGTTTGGTTTGGAGCGATTGCCTGTAATGAAGAATCATCAACAATTGTATTCGATACAGGATTGAATAATAATAAATTAGGTGCACTTGCATAATCACTACCACCACTTACTATCTCTACTTGATTAACAACATCTAAGTTGTCGATATTAACAACTGGTGGTATGAAAGCTTCTGGACTTAAAGTTTTATCAGAAGAATATTCATATCCAATATCAACAATTCTCACTTTTTTTATTTTACCAACATCATTAGATAAAGCTTTAATATTTGCTCCTGTTCCATTATCACTTACCACAGTATTAAATTGTGGTAATTTTTTATAATTAAATCCTGATGATATTACTCTAAATTCTTTTATAGTGCCTATGACATTTTTTGATTTAGTTGAATACTCTAATTTTTCACATTCTGATTCAGAATATCTTAAAAATTCTGGAACATTTGGTGAAATATTAAATGTTTCAGAAGTTACTCCAGATATTTTATATTCTCCGTTGTAAATACTATCGATAAATTGAATTTCAGAATAATTCTGAACATCTGTATCTGATGTGCTTATAAATCCACCTTTAGATAATCCATAATATAATTTTTCGGGTGATGATGCAGAATACTGAACAGTTAAAGAAGCACCCTCAAGTCTATCTGGAGATGTTCCAATTCCTATTGTTCCAACACCTACAACATTAAAATTAGTAGAGTCCTGTGAACTTAGATATTCATTAGTCAACTCTTTATCATAGAATAACTTAAAGTCAAAATCTGCAAGTGTTGTGCTAGATAACCCAAATGTTAATTTTTGATTTTTTATTACAGTAATTCTAGGATTTATTGGTGCTATTGACTGATTTGCACCACCACTATTAGCAGTTATTGCAACTGTTTGTATGGGACTTGTAGTTACGTCACTGAAGGTTTCGCCTAATTCAATTTTACTATCACTAACTTTATAAACATAATATAAACCTGTTGATAATCCAGTTGCGTTACCATCATATAATACTTTATCTCCTGTCTCAAAACCATGATCTGATAAATCTAAACGATCAGTCTCTACATCTGATGCAGCAAATAATATTGGGTTAACAAGTAATTTTTCAAATTCAGTATTATATCTGACTGAAACTGGAGTTGTAGTTCCTATTCCTACAGATAAATTAGGAACAACATCCATTTTAATTACATCACCATTTTGTAAATTATGTGTTGTTGTATTTGCAGCTGCTACCTTTGTTGTTACTGTGGTTATAACTTTATCAACATCACCAATAACTTGATTATGCTGAGAGGTAAAGAAATATAAATCTGATCCTATACCAGAATTAATACCATTACCTAAGAAATATAATCCTTCACTTGTATTTGCCACTCCTGCTCTTGTAGTAACAATACCAATATAGTTTTCATCTTTTTTAATTACAAATACATCTGTTGATGTTTGGCCAGAAAATGGTAACTCAAAAGATCCTACAGCACTATCATTAGGGGATACATCAAACTCTGCGTTTGCTACATTAGGTCTTGTTAATGTAACCTTTTGACCAGTTATGAATGGATGATTAGGTAAATAAATCGCTCTTTCAGGTATGGATATTTGAGAAATTGTTTCACCAATGACATAACTTGTTGTATATCCTACACCATCAGTACCAACACCTACAGACTCAACACTATTAAAATAAACAATATCATTTATTTTAGAATCAAATTTAGTGGTTTTAACAGGTATAGTAAATCTATTATTTAATATATCAATATTAGATCCAAATGTATGTGCAACACCTGCGTTTCTAAAAATTCTTATAATTTTTTGTGTATCATATATGTTTAATACACTTAAAATTTCAGTGCTATTACCAACACCAATTCTTAATGATCCACCTATAGATACAGTATTTGGTATTTTATTAACAAAAACATCTTGAATTGCACCGTTTGCATTTCCAACGGTCATTGATTTGCCTAATGAAACTGTATCTGTACTAATTCCAACTTTAAATGAATTAATAAGATTTGGTATTGATGTATTAATTCCTGAAATGAATACAGAATCTTGATTATTCAGTTCAAGTGTTGGTAAGTAATTTACTTGAACTTGAGTATCACTATTCCAAGTAAAAATTGCATTATTAAATCTTGTTAATGTGGTTTCAATATTTGATATTCCAATACCAACAATCTCTGAAACTTCTGCACTAAATCCTGATCCATTAGTATCAGTATGATCAAATGATGCTAAATCTCCAACTTTATAACCTGAACCACCATCTAAAATTTGTATATCACTGATTCCACCCTTTGTAACTGCCTCAACATTTGATATTTGTCTTATAAATTCGTTAGATTCTTCAATAAAATCATTATCTGCAAATTCTTCACCAACATTATAAGGTTTAGTATTTCTAATTAAATTTGACTTATTAAAATCAAAATCGTGATTTAGTATTAAATTATCATTTATCAAAGGAGATCTAAATGTATCACCAATGAAATATGGATAGATTCCTTCAATTTTATTTGTTAATGTGCTTAATCCAACAGTCGCAAAATATGCGTATATACCATTAGGAAATTCTGGTGTTTTACAGAACCTACCATTATGAATATCTAAGTCACCATTACCATCAAACGTATGATCATTAACAAAAAATCCATCATCGAATCCAGTAGGTCGATTTACTATCTTGTTTAAATCTTTTTTATATGAAGATGCAATAATTTTTACTGTAGAATTAATATCATCGGGATCTGAATATCCAAATGGTCCGTAAATAGGATTACCATCGTATGCCCAACCAACAATTGGTGAGTGGCTAGTTATTTTATCAAATTCCCCATTATTTTTAATATCGAAAGTCTCTTCAAGATTTAATGCTGTTTGTTGCGAATAACCAGATACAGAAAAAGATAATGAATCTTCTCTTGTAGTTAAATTAGTATCACCGAATCTTTGAGTTGTATTCACAGTTAAGCTTCTTACTCTAGCACCGAATAAACCATTTTTACCAGTTTCAACAACTCTTACCTCTGTTGATAAATCGTCATAACCAAGACCAGAATTAATCACTACCGTATCAATAATAGATCCATTACTAATAACAGGTCTGACTATTGCTCCTGCTCCTGCACCAGTTGTATTAATCTCTATATCAGGTAATGAATTATATTGACTTCCTTGATTGGTGACTATTACATCATCAATTTTTCCGTTACTGATTATAGCTCTTAATTCTGCATCTTTACCGTTTTCTATAGAAATATTGGGTTTAACTTGATGATTAAGTATGGTTGATCCATAATGAGTTCCTTTCTCATACAAATAAGCACCTGTAAATGAACCTCTAACAATTGGAGTAAAGTTTATTGCACCAGTTACAGTTGAACCAAATGAAACTTCAACATTTACCTTTATTTCTGGATATGTAAATGTTTGATATCCAGTTCCTGTAGACCCTAAACCTACAAATTTTCCTCTATTAAAGTTACTAGTTACTGTAGCACCAATACCAGCATCAGCTAATCTAAAGGAGTTATCATCAACCTTTAAGACATAATAAGATGTGGTTGTAGATAGACCTTGTATTGCTTTTGGAGTTGTGCTACCTAAACCAACTGTTGGGGAATATTCAATTATATCTCCATGTAAAAAACCATGATTATTATAATTAACGGTATCAAATGATGTTGATATACCTGCAGGATCAACTCTTAATTTTCGATGTTGATATCCAGAACCACCATTTATAACTCTAACCTTAAGAAGTGTGTTTTTAGGTTCTGTTCTGAATTTATGAATACCACTAGCTGCAGTATCAGTCGCTAATCCAACAGTATTAATCCCTGCAATACCAGATAAAGCATCAACTTTAGTATTAAATATCCTGACAGTAGTTGGATTTACGACTCTTACAAAATATGGATCTCCATCGGATAAAGTTCCTGTTATAGTATTTGTTGGATCATATGCGATTGATCCAATACCTATAGATGGATTTCCTTCATTTCTATAAAATACTTTTTGACCATTTTCTAAATTATGCTCACTCTTAAATGTAATTGTCTCATTACTTTTATCAATACCCCCATTAAAGAATATATCTCTACTATCAAATGATATATCTCTAAATCTAGATCCTAATACTGGTTCTAATAAGCAACCGCTACCATTGCCTCCAGTTAATGATATATTCGTGACTGATTGTATATCAAAATCTTGTGGATCAACAAATACTTCCTCAACACTTCCTGATAAGATTGGTTCTACAAGTGCGGTAATTCCTGAACTCGATTCAACACTAATTGTAGGTGGATTTACAACATCGTAACCCTCACCTGAGTTTAATAACTCTACATCGTCTAGTGGTCCAAAGAAAATATTATCATCTGAGACAGGAGAGTGTATTTGAACTCCATCAATTAAAATTCCAACATCATTTACTGTTTTATCATTATTTGATGATACAAATAAATTTTGGGATAGTGGTATTCTTCTTAAAATTTTATCACTATCAAGTTTTCGATTTGCTTGTCTTTGCAAGACAAAATTATGATTACCTGTAGTTGTTGATCCAATCCCAACTTGTATGGTGCTTGCAGATCCAATTTGACTTCTCGAATTATATAATGCAATTCTAGATATTTGAGATCCTGCAGGTTCTGGTTGTGGATCAACATAATATACTCTTCCAGATGATAATCCAACAATCTCTTCATCATCTGGTTGATAAATTACTGCATCTCCTTGTATAAACTTTATATTTTCGTTTGCAGGTGGAGTAAATTGAATAAAACTGAACAAGTTACTTAATGGATTTTCCCCATCAAATCGAGCAGAATTTCCCGCACCTATAAAAGATTCTTGAGTTATAATTGCAGTTATATCATAACTTGGTAAAGAATTAGATGCCACATAGCCATCAATGTTTGAGTCGGTGTAAACATTTAGAACATCAGAAATTAAAGTTTCATTACCTGCTTGTATTGCTAAACCTGTGCTATTTGCTTTTTCAATTACTCTGCGAATATCATATGTTTCATTTGATTGGAATGGAATCGTGAGGTTTTGATTCTCTACATCAATTGTATTTAAGGTTGTATTGATACTTTTAACATTAAACGATCCAATAATAACCTGCTCACTTCTTTTTAATATCTCAAATTGATCACCAACTCTTAATGAGGATTTATCTATTGGTGTTTTTAATGTATATGGTCCTTGTCCTTCTACTTGAAATCTTGAACTGGTATTATATTTCCAAGAATTTGCAAAAATTTCTTTATAACTTGCATTAGTATTGTCAATTTTCTCTCCAACATTTTTGACAAACAGATTTTCACCTTCACTCACCAAATTAATATCGGATTCTGGAACTAATTCAGATAATACACCAGTAATTCTTAGATCAACTCTTTTTGATAAATCACCGTTTTCATATCCAAAGATAGTTTCATTGGATCGAACATCATCTGAGGTATTAATTCCAACAACAATACCAGTGCATCCAAAAAATTGATTAATTGTTTTTGTAGTATAATCAATAACATTTGACCCACTTATAATTGTACCAGTTGTTCCAAATCCAACAGTTGAATCAACGGAAATAACACTAGCATCTATCTGTGATCCAAAAAGTGCTTTAGTTTTACCAGGTATTGTGAATATGCCTTGAATTAAGTCTCTGTCATTAAATCCAACAAACAGTGATAATTTATAATATGGTTTACTATCTCTTGTAAATATTTCAACTTCAGATACCGAAGCACTTGTATTTAAGTCATTTGATTTAAATATTGTTTGGCCTATTAAATTTTGTGGTTCACCAGTAGATACTAATTCTGCAACAACAACCTCTCTACGGATAAATTCAGAGCTTGATGGTTTTATTAAATTGTTTTCAAGATCTAATATTTTTGCTTCAACACCATATAATACCTTGAATAAAATACGAATCGATTCCTCAATACCTTTTGATTGATAAAATGAACGAGCAAACTTTACAAAATTACCTACATCTAATTTTTCAGTAAAATCATTATTTTCAAGACCTGGTAAGAAAGTTTTTTTAAGTTTTCTATAAAATTCTTGAATGAATAATACTGAAAGATTTGTTGCAGAGGTATTAGCAGAGTGTGCAGAAGCTGATGTGTCCTCAAACTTTAAATTTTCTTTATTAACTTCTAATAATGAAGATGTGACACCAACATTAAAACCTGTGATTCCACTAAATCCACGCACACAACCAGTAAATGTATTTGTGGTGATACCTGTATAGGTAATAATTTCATCATCAATTTTTATTAAACCATATTCTTTAGGAAATCCTTTTGTGCTTGGAACATTAATAACTGTATCCGTTGAAGTTATATCTGATGATATAGAGGTTACACCAACAACGACTTCTGGTACAAGATTATCTACCTTTAGATATTGATCTAAATTGTTAATTAAATCACTAGCACCACCTTGAAATTCCTGTGAAATATAATATTGCTTAAAAAATTCAACTGCATTTGGAAAATCAGAGAGTATAAACTCAGGTAACTGATTTTCTATAATCGTATTGACTTTAATTCTTTTGTCAAATTGTGACATAAATTATTTCCTCTCTAAAACTCCATTTGAGTAACTTGAAGTAAAGTAATCTCTTGTGAATACAACACCTGAAACATCTTCTCCTGATGCAATTACGTCTTTCACCATATTTATGGTAGTATTAGAAACATCAAAACTAACAAATAAATCCTTTAATCCTACAATATCATTCGACTCTGGAAAAGCTTGAATTTCAATTATATTATTTGATGACTGTGTTGATGCAAAATTAATTGTATTCAATATCACTTCTCCTTTCATATAATCAACACCACCAGCATCTTTTACTAAAACAACCTGTTGATTTTTATTATTCTTTGACACAACACTTATAACTCCTTTACCACTACCGTCCAGATTACCAGCAGCATCTTTATTTGGTATATCTGTAAGATAAGCAATAGAATTGCTTCCTGTTAAAGTGAATCCTGTGCTCTTAATATTAAACCCTGCAGGATTTATATTGAAACGATTACCAAAACATAATTCGTATTGTGCAAATTGATTTAACAAGGCCTTCAAATCTCTCCTTATTATTACCTTTGTAATATTTGATGTTATACCATCATTTACACGATCAATTAACTGATTAACTTTACTATACTTAAATCTACCACCAAATTTATTCATTTCAACATTATTTGCATATTGATTAAGTGATGATATTACACTTGATCTTAAATTTAATGGTGATGCAACCTGAGATGGATTGTAGTAAATTGTTGAATCCAACTCCACATATAGTATTTTAAGATCAACAATTTCTGAATTTATACCAGCAATAGCATAACTCTTCAATTTATTCTTAATTTGAGTTTTATCAAAATCTGATACAAATGTACCATTTTTTGGTTTGATACTTATTTGTACTTTTCCAAATTGAGGAGGATCTAATTCCTCTCCTCCTATGACAGCAACAGATTCAGTCTGAGGAAATATTGTAGCAATAATAGCTTCATAATCTCTTGGTGTAACTGCTCTCTGTTGGGCAGAGTAGAGTCTTGGAGCAAAATACTTAATAGAAGACACATCTTCAACATCAGAACCATTAGAAGCGTTTCTAGTGGTTGATATTAAGATACTATCAATTGGAGTAAAAAATGAAAAAGTGCCATCAGTATTAGATTTCTCAAATGTTCCTTGAAAACTAAAATTAGAAGGTCCGTTTCCTTCAATACCGTCTGTAACAATATAAGTCGCAGTGATTGTTTGATTACTTTCTAATTTTTTACCAAATAATCCATCTCCAAACAACAGTTCGTATTTTCCATCCTGTATTTCTTGAATCAGATATATTTCTGAGTTTTTATTTAAATTTAATATATTATCTACTTGTGAATATTGTCTTATGAGATTTGGTTCACCAACACCACTTACATAGACACGAAGTGTTGAAGTATCAATATTTGGACTATCAATAATAAATCTTTGATCAATAGAGGTATCTACAAGATAAGTTCTTGAAAGATATGTTCCCTCAAAAATTTCAATATCATCATCGAATTGTGCAAAGGAGTCACTACCTATATTTTTGATTCGTGATGAAGTAATACTATCAGGAATTGAAAATCGAAAAGTGCTTCCTTGTTCATTTCCAATACAAATTAAGCCAGGTCGTATCTTTATTAACTTTGGAGTAGCATCATTTGTTGGACCTAGATTTACATCACTTAAATTGATTGTCGCCCTTGCAGAGGTTTTTGAGCGAGGTACATAACCAATATTACGAGCAAGTGAAACAACATTCTCTCTTATCGTTGCAGAATCCAAAAATGACTCATTTGCAACCAAATTTGCATTAAATGCGTTGATGTAAGTATTATATGCTAGAGTATCAATTAAAACTGAAAAATTAGAACCCTCAAAATCAAAATCTGTAAAATTAGAGTTTGATCGAAGAAAATCTTTTATTTGTACTTTGATTTCCTCAAAGTCTAAACTTGTAAATTGAGTGAAAGGCATATTATCTCGTTGGTTCTAATATAAAGGTAAATGATTGTTGGGGTATATTTAATCCAACTATATCAAAAAGCACTCTTACATTAACAGCATTACTATCAGGAAATCCGTCAACCTCAACACCAACATTATTAACTCTAGGTTCAAAGTTTCTTAATGTGGTACGTATTTGATCCTCAATAATAGTTACAGTGACCGAAGAAAAGTTGTCAAATAGAGAATCACGAATATCTGTACCTATTAAAGAGTTAAAAAACCTCTCAGTGGGTATAGTTTCAACTAAATTTCTTACTGATCTGACGATTGCACGTTCATTTGACAATACTGGTAAGTCTCTTGTCACTGGATGTGGGTTAAAAGACAGACTAATATCCTTAAATGCTCTTGATTTGCGTTTTATCGCCATTAATTGTACTTTTAGATTTATTTATACCTAATTGCTAACGATTTATCAATCTGATTCGATGTTTTTTTGATTTTAATCCTTTGATTACTGATTTTGCAATAATTTCTGGATCTTTATCACCACAAGTATAGAAATCTGCTGCTAAACACCCTTTTTCTGGCCAAGTATGAATTGAAACGTGACTTTCTGCGAGTGCAAATATAATTGTACACCCTTGAGGATCAAATTTATGAATCATCGTGTTCAATATCTTGCTTTTTGACTTCATAATACCATCAAAGAGCAAATCTTTGAGAAAAATAGGGTCATTAAGTGCATCAAACTCACCATCATACACCTCTAGTAGTAAATGTTGACCCATTTCTATATTTTTCATTCTAATTCAGGTGCAATACGAATTTCAACGACCTTATAATCATCTTCAAGCACTTCTTCAAGGTAATTTTTGTCCCAATAATCGTAATAATCAGTTTTAGCAAGTTTTTTTCTCGCTTCTGTTAATTCTTGACGAGGTTGACAGAGAACCAAATTGTATTTTCCGTTACTTGTAGGCACTCCATTGATTTTTGTTTGAGATTTTCGATGATCTGCAATAAATTTATACTTTTGATATGTCCGATTATAGTCATCTACCATTGCATAGAGAAAATCTTCGTCATGATCGTTTTCTACAATGTAAATTACAACATCCCAACCACCTCTTGGGCATACTTTGCGTAATTTTTCCTCTAAAATGATAAAATTCGCTGTTGATGCATAAGGGCACACAGCAAAATTACCTAATTCTGGTCGAATTTTAGATAATTTACCAATCCAATCTAAAATATACTTACTTTTCTTGTCGTTCATCAGGTGTTGTCCAGAAATAATCATCACAATCTCCCAATCGACCCCAATTTACATCATTTTCAACCTCAAAGATGCGTGTTGATACCTTAAAATCAGGTATTTTGACATTTTCTGGTGTCATTGAGGTATCAAAGATGCGACAACGGTTGTTTGGATAGAGACAATACTGCCCATTTCGCAGTTCGATGAGGTTAAATGACTTATGTTCATCAGGCATCTCACTTGTCGAGGCATCAATCTGGTCAAAATCACCGTGATAGTTGTCTAAAGTACAAATGTACTGGCCTTTTTGATTTCCAAAGTGTCTTGTACGACATTCCCACTCCATTGGAGCAACAAATTGCTTGACAATCACTGTAAAATCATAGTCCATACAGTTCCAGAACTGTAAATTCACCAGATCCATATCTGGATCAGGTATCTTTGGTGTCGAGAGAAACGCTGAAATCGGTAATTTATCATACATTGCAGCATATTCGGGTAAATATGTCTCAAAATAAAATGCCCGTCCTTGAATTGACTTGGCACTCACCCATAAACCCTCAACAAACTCACCGTGTCCTGATTGAAAGTCAGTTAAATATTCTTTTCTTACCCATACCTTTTTGGTTGGAAGGTTTGCTATGTAATTTGCCATGTCTCAAAGAAGTTAGAAATTTCGTATCCGTCTAATTTTTTCTTATATTCTGCCTCTTCTCCCAAATAATAGTAATCATATCCAAGTCTCTTATACATTGCAATCTCACTTTGATTTGCAACGTGTCCCAAACTCAGTTTTTTGTTCTTATAGTTCCAAGCAAACTGATCTGCCCAGACGCTATTCACACTCTTAAACTTATATGCCAGTGTAAATGCAGCTAACTGATTTCCATCATAGTAACCAATAATGTCTGTATGTGGTAACTCAAACTCCTCTAAGAAAATCGGTACTACATCAGTAAACTTCTTATAGGTTACATATTCACGATAGATCTCAAGACATTGCTTAAAGGCAGAACTATCAAGAATTCGATAGTTATGATATTCTTGATAATTGGTGTCTTTCAGTCGAATCCGACAATACATTATTTGTGCTTTAAATAAATTGAGGAACGATAGTCAGTAATTAAATACCGACAATATTCGTTCCCATTGTGATAAAAATCGTCAGACATATCAACGGGTATATTACCACGTTGTCCATACTTATCGATTCTTTGAAGTCTTTTCATCCTTGTCCACGGTATCTCTTGCGAGCCGAGTTACGAGAGGTTGCTGAGTATTTAGAATGCTTTCCTCTTCCTTGTCGAGATTTTTTGGGTCGAGCATCACGATTGTAAGCACTGCCTGATAACATTCCTGCCATTTAATTTTCCTCCTTTATAGGTTCATAAGTAATTTGTTCGCTAATCTTTTCGCCAGTGACATATTGTTCCA